ATGTATATGAATGGAGTATTTCATCACCAACTGAAATATCCCTCGTCATCTTCGTCGTTTACTGTTTTCCATAATGTTCCATCTGAATCTTTTTCATATTCATCTCCTTTACCATTATCGATAAATCCAAACGGTGTCATTTCTTCTTCAATTTGTTCTAATTTTTCCTTATACATGGATTTTCGGACATCCATGTTTAACAAATCTTTGAAATATTGTTGAGTGGTACACCATGCAAAGAGAATGAGAGACATCACTAAGTCGTCATTGTGACCTGCATCCGCTTCATATGATTGTCTTTTGGAAATAAAGGAAATCAACTCATCGATAATATCATAGTCTTCAATTAATAGTTTATCTTCTTCGATTAAGTTTTTAAGGTTTGAACATCCAACTCTCTTCGTGGCAATCGTTGTTCTAATTCCTAACTGGCTTCCGCCCCTACCAAATCCACCGTCCAATGTTTGTCCTTTTCTGCCGCGAATAGATGTCATCATGATATGTTCATATTCAAATTCGTTGTGAAGAATATCAGCCACTTGACCACCAATATCATTAATTTCTACCATACAATAAGCATCGTTATATTGTTTACACAAAGAATGTACTACGGTAGGAAACACCATCGGAGAGAGTTCATTGTTCTTAAATGTAGCCACTATTTTATATGGATCATCATCTCTTGTTATATCAATGACACAAAATGCATGATAATCATTCCCCGTTCCTCTTGCAACATCTACCCCTATAAAATAAATATGGTCTTTTTGAGCCTGTTCATATATTTTAAGGCCTTCGTCGTTTTTGTGGATAGGACTTTTGTATACTAATGATTTTAATTTGGCAGATGAAACAAGGGTGTTGGTTGAGCCAATGAAGTCACATTCAAATTCAGTGCGAAATTGTTCTTCGCTAGTATTTGCAATTGTTTGTTTTTTCCATTTTGCATCTCTGCCCGGAACATCCGACCAATGCACCTCAATAGGAGCATATGAATTTTTCCCTTCTATAGCATCCATCCACATTCGATAATACATATTCAATCCCTTTGGGGTTGAAACAATAAGAACCTTTGTGGTCTTACCAGATGAAATGGTAGGATAAACAGAACTGAAGAAGTCTTCTGCGACACCCTGTGGGATGTATGCAAATTCGTCCATGAAAATCATGTTGAATGAACCACCACGAACTGCACTTGAAGATGTGGCAGATGCAAGTATCTTTGAGCCGTTTTCTAATTCAATAGAACCCTTGTTCCATTCCATGATTCCCTGCTGCATCCATTTTGGTAAATGCTCATAAGCCAGTTTTAATCTACCAAGAAGTTCTCTTGCAGTTGCAAGTTTGTTTGCCAGAACGGCAACATTCACACTGGGATTAAACAAGACAAAGTGCAGGAGATATGCGATGATGGTTGTAGACTTTCCACTTTGACGAGGAAGTTTGGCAATCACAAACCTATTGTTGTGAACCAAATTAATCATATCTCGTTGGAAATCGTACATGTCGAATGGGATGAGGCCCTCATCAACATTTACAATTTTAACATATGTTTCGATAAAATGTTCTGGATCAGCCGCACATTTCAGATATTCTTTGACTTGTTCTTTTGTAAAGTCTACTGTAACATCTGATGCTTTTAAGTTTTTATTACCAAGATATGAATGATCATTTGGCATTATCTAAATCTTCTAACTGTTTCCTTTGATTCTTCACCAAATCTTGAAGAGCCTTTGTGGAACCAACAAAAATTGAGTTGTTTGTGATACTTCCTGCTTTTTGGTTAGAAGAAGAATCATCCTTCTTGATGTCCTTGATTTGCTTGTGCAGGGATATTAAGTCCTTATTTGCTTCCGCTACACTCTTGATGAGTTGAGATACAACTTCGTATGCTCTGGGAGAATCTCCCTCAGAAGCAACAGCAAGAATACCATCGATTGCAACAGAGCCTTTTTCTACAATATCTTTTAGGTTGCCCCGGACATCATCATAGTCTCTTTCAAGATGAAAGTCTTTAATACTCTTCTTTGGTTCTGCGGGAACAATTTCTGTATCTATAACTTCACCTTCTACAACTTCATGTTCTATATTTAAGGCTTCGCTAATTCGCTCTTCCACTTTTTTCTTTTTAGACATTTAAAACCTCACTCTATGCATATGTGTTTCCTGCATAATCCATTGATATACCCTGAACCCATATTTCATTTTCTGATGTATAATTATCTATGCCTGAACTTGCACCAGATGGCCCAGTAATTGATGTTTGTACAGTCGAAAGTGCAGCAGTTGCGCCACTGGGGCCCGATGATGAAAAGTCTTCGGAGTCCCAAAATGTAACTTCTGTTGTGCGGATAACCTTGGAAGTTTTTACTGGACCATATACATACGATTTTGCAATAAAATTAAAATCGGTAATGATGCTTCGTCTTGTATCAAAGTCGCCTTCATAATCCTCAGTGATAAGAGAAGATTGAAGGATGACGGGAATATCTATTTTTGTGTGCAATGATGTCATGTTTACACTTACATTAAATTCTGGAGTAAAATATGGCAATATCTGTTCTGTAATTTGAAGTGCATCATCCATATGTCTTACCATTGCAGATAACTGAAAAGAGAAGTTATACGGAACTTCTGCATAATCATATGATACTGGACTTCCAGCGGTGACACCACTTACAGTATGATATTTGTTCATAGTGTTTCGTTTACGAGAAGAATCATAATCGATACCAGTTATTTCAAACGCCAATCTTGGAAGAGTAATTTCTGTTTTTGGGCCATCACTGATTGAACTTCTTTCATAAATTCTTCTCAGAAATTTCTCTTTGGGACCATATGCGATAGGAATTCTAATCTGTTCTTTGGTAGTTCCGTCTGCATTTTTTCTAGTGATGTAGATATCATTAAACAAAGAACCGAAAGCAATAACCAAATTTCTAACTGAGTTGTGATAAAATGTAGTAAACATTAAATGTTACCCTCCGAGAATGGATCTGTATCGGTAAAGTCAAAGATAGAATCCCCCCCAAGTTCAAAATCGTCTGAATCATCATAAGAATCTGCAATAACAATTGTGGTCGTTGCTGGATCAGCAGTCTTGCCTGCGAAGTAGAATGTACCGGATGTTGCTCCAGTGACACCTGCTGTGTTGCCAACTCCAACAACAAATCCTGTTGCACCAGAAGGACCAGAAACGGTGAGCAATTTATATCCTGTACCAGAAGGTCCAGCAGTACCGCCGGTTGCCCATTTAATCACCGTAGCATACCAAGATGCACTCGACCCATCAGTACCATATCCTTCTGTTCCTTGATACACAACTTCACCCACACTATAATCCGCAGCGAATCCACCAGTCACATAAATGTTGAATGCAACGTTTTCTTCAGTGTCCACAATCTTGTCGATGTCGGTAAATCCTGTGGTGAAGTCTTCTTGACTATACTCGAATAGTTCACATGATAATTTATATGTGTATAGTTTACCCAATTGATAAAATGGGTTTTCATGTTCAACAAATTTAATCTCAAACAAACCCTTTGAAAGAGGAAGATAAATTAAATCTCCTTCTCTTGGTCTATTGATGCTACTTTCGTGCGAGAGATTCTTTTCGAATATCTTTTTAGAAACTATAAATTCTACAGTATCTTTAATTTGAATCCCAAACTTCGAAGCAAAATCTCCCTCACCTTCAAAACCATCGACGCTGGAGATGTACATTTCTATATTAATGCCTTGTTGAAAATTTGAAATGGTGTCTTCACCAAACAAAAAATCTTTATTAACAAGAGTTCTTGGGATATAAATGACATCATGACCATACATCCGAATTGCTTCGATTGTAATGTCTTCAACCAGATTCTGTTCTGATTTAACTTGATGTCTAAAAAACTTGTTGGTTGCCATTTATCACCCTACCATAAAGTCCGGCGGAAGTTCATACATTAATTGTACATTCTCTTCTATCTTGTCAATTTCTGTTTGAGCCCTTTCCATAATTTCTCTTCCATTAAATGTGACTCCACCGGGAAGTTGAATCCCTTCAAATTTGGAAAGATTTGAACCCCATTGTCTTCTGAATATTTCAGTAACATACCTTTTAAGAAGTCGATCATTATAAATTTTGGTGTAAGTTTCAGGACTGAGTATAGTGTATGCCTCTGCAACGATATAATCACCAACATTAACTTCTTCGCTCCAGTCCATATCAATCTTCAATTGATTTGTTACTCTACTAAATCTGATAGATTTTTCGGGAGAAAGAATATCTTGAATTAGTGAAAGATGATTTTTGGTAATGCTATATTGAACCATAGACTGATTGGGATTTCTTAGTCCATAGAAATCGTTAAGTGCCATTTGGTATCGAACATCGAACAGATTTACAGTACCTTCACTGAATTGGAATAATTTTGTAATAGAGATTACAGAATCACTAACTGTGATATATTCGTTATCAATATCGTCTTGCGTTATTTGATGCTTTAGATAAGTTTTTTCAACACCATCGAAATGATATTCCGCAAAAAATTGTAATGCATCATCAATTCTGTCTTCCAGTTGAGCATCATCTACATTTATTTCAACAACAGGCGCACCAAGTCTTCTTAGAGCATATTCCTTTAATGTTGATCTTGAATTTGGTTCTGCCATGATGAACGCTCCTAATATCTTTAATATGTATGCAAAAGAGGAACTACTCAGGCATTAGTTTGTTTGTCCAGTTCAATTTGTTTTTCTATAAACTTTAATTCAACAATGGATTTGATATATTTGTCTCCATCGTCCCATGGAAATGTGCTTCCTATTTGATTTGTTCCATTGGTAAGGTAGTGTTTTTTATTTTGAATATAACACCGTATCCATCCATCTGGTTTAGAGTATGCTGGGTCAAAAGAAAGCAATACCTCTTCATCAAAAAAAACATCGTCTATCTCAATAACATTTCCCTTGTGGCGAAAATAACTCATAGTTTCCAATTTGGTCGAAGAGATAAACCACCTTCTATTGTTTGATACCAATAGGTATTCTCATTCCAGTGTGTGCTGCCATCCGGATCTAATATTGTTGGGATATCTCCGTTTGGATCATCACCTGTATAGGCTGCATGTTCTGTTCCACTTCTGTAAATTGCACCCCATGTGGTATCGAATTTATATTCATATTTAGCAGTGCTGACACTGCCAGTTATATCAAGGAATTGACCCCAATTATTACCAGCAAATTCGTCATGATCAAGAAGAACTAAATTGTTTGTTCCTTCTTCTCGTCGAAAAACAGTAATACCTTCTCTATTATACGCAAATTCTGGCGCCCATCCATCTGATCCCCATGTTATTAGTCGATTATTTCTTGGTGTTATGGCTAAAATTGCATTTTTTCCATGTTCCAATCCCCATTTAGTTTGACCGTATATATCACAACATCCACCTTCTGCATACAATGCATTGCGCCAAACATATAGTTCATCATTTGGTTCATCGGGTCCACCGACTCCCGGCCAAACATCAAAACTACTTAAACCATTGTCTTGTGGTAGTGCATATCCGGTATCATATTTACACACAACATGAGTTCCGGTATTAGTATCGTTTAATGTTGATGCACTTCCAAGTGGAGCAGAAATTAATGCTGTGTCGTGATAATAATATCTATGAATAGAGGGGTCTGGCCCGCCGGGGCTGCCGATGTCACCATGTATCGAAGGATGATGAGCGGTTCCGCCCGGGCTAAGCGAAGTCCTTCCTCTCCAACTTCCTCCATAGGGTTTATATCCCATTAACATTCCATAATAAAGATTTCCTTCATTGTCTAAAGTACACCATCCCTCATTCACATCATAATTTTGACCAAAATCATTTACTGTTACCCATGAAGATTGACTTCCGGCAACACCCTGCGCTCCTCCAGTCCATGCTTCACCGGCGGCTAAATAATCTGGATTTGTGACATCAGGGTCGTCTGTTTCTAATCTTAAAATCATTTTTTTATGATCTTGTCCAGAGTCGTCACCACTATGATCTCCCCCATATGGATATGGGTGCGTCATTGCAATTATATTTCCCCATGTTCTGGTAGAATCGTAATCTGGGGATTCCGGAGGAATGAAAGAAAGACCTGCTACTAAACCAGGATAGTTGTCCTGCGCAGCATTCGGATTAGCATCTCCGCCTATGTCGTCAGTCCCCCCTTTTAATAAAACTCTACTCCAAATTTTGGGGGTGACTGTTCCATCTTCGTTTAGTTTATTTGCATAAACTTTTACCCGTCTATATGTACTTCTGTCATTATCATTATCAC